CCAACGGTTACAATTAAAAACACCGCTGCCAATGTTGATCCAATAATCAAGATCAGCTGCGCGTGGACTTCCTCAGGGCTTTTGCGTCGTGCTGGCTTATCCTGTTTCAATGCCAAGAACGTCGTCAGTGCATGTTCCAGTGGCGAGACATTGCGGTTTTTGACATTCTGGTTTTGCCCAGTTTTCGTATTCTTGGCACTCATAACGAATCCACCCCTGATAACCACAAGACGATAGCCCCAACACTGACCCCAGTGCTAAGGCTATCGCTGCGGCTTTTCGGGCTACTTCCCCGTTAACCCGAAACTCTTGTCGCTAGGGTTTAACGCCCTCAAAATGACGGGTGCGACGGCTGCAACGCCTGCCATTGCAAGTGTCTTTGGATCAGTCACGCCCGCCATGTAAAGGGCTAGGGCTGCTGCCATGAATGACCGCGCCCATGACGCGGCTAGGGCTTTGGCTTTGTCCATTTTTTTGTTTTCTCCTTTGTTGGTTTTGCTGCCACTTTTGGCATTTCAACGATTGGGAATTCCCCCTGGTATGGAGCAAATTTTGGGATACCGAATCCGACAATTTCTTTGCCAATGTTTCGAACCTTCACCATGACCATTCCACCGTTGCGTTGGTCGCCTGTGCCACTGGTATTGCCTTCAATTGTTATGCACTGCTTATCGTCAATTAAGCCAACAACAATGCCAACGTGTGAAATGCGATCAACCCCGTCATGTGGAAAGTCCATAAAAGCAATGTAACCCAATTGTGGAATGAATGACCAGCGGTTTGTTTCCTTGAATTTATGCGCACCGATTGCAGTGCCAACAACGCTGTGAATTTTGACGCCTGCCTGTGCTGCACACCAATTGACAAATGATCCACACCAGGGCAAACCGTCTGCCTTTGTAAATTTGCCGTACTTTGTAAGGTTGTCGCCTTCCTCAATTGTACCGACTTCAGCTGCTGCGACTTCGATCAGCCGTGCATTTGTGTTGGCTGGGTAAGTCATGGCGCGATTGGAAATTCTGCGTCGTCGGCTTTACCACCCTGTAAAGGTAGATCGCGCAATGCTTGACGATAAGCCGCCCATGCCACCTTGTCAGTTGGCGCATCTGTGTGCATTGTCCAATCTGATGCACGCAATTGACTATCACGCCACAATCTTATTTGTTCCCACTTTTGCTCATTTGTTGCATCTGGAAACATAGGATTAAAAGTAAACATTATGCCACCTCATAACTTCCTGAAATTGTAAAATTATCATTTGTGCCCCAAGTAAATGGTGAAGTCGCAGAAAAGACCGCTGATGCTGCTCTCGATGAAGTTGTATCAATCAAATCAAGATAGATTTTGGATAAATCCGCTGTTGGTATAATCCCGTTTGCTGTGTAACCAGCTACTCCTGAATCTGTTATCTGACAAACAAAATAAGCTTGAGAATTTGCAGATACGGGCAATGTGATACTTGGACTGTTTGAAATTGTCGTTGTGCTTCCAAAAGTCACTTTGATTGAAAAGTTAATAACCTTTGCCGTTTGTTGATAGCGAGCAACGATTGTTCCGTTTCCTATCACCATGTTTCCTAAAGTTGGTGTCCAAGTAGTCCACGCACCAGATGCCCATTTAAGACCTGTTGCTTCTGTAGAATCAGCGGTCAGAACTTGACCATTTGTTCCGACTGGAAGTCGGGCGTCGACTGTTGTAAAAGTAAATACATCACCCTTAGTTGTTAGCGGCGTTACATCTGCCGTTGTTGTCCACGCTGGTACTCCACCACCTGAAACTGCTAAGACTTGACCACTTGTGCCAATTGGCAAACGTGTATTTGTGTTTGCAGTAGCTGATGAATAAGCAAGATCGCCAAGTGTTGTGCCAGGTTGTAAAGCCTTCAGTCGTGTGTCAACGCCTTGCAATGCAACGTCAAAATCTGCTGGAAGGTCTGTAACCAAGTCGCTTGACGTTGGAAGCACAAAACCATAATTTGTTGTGGGATTTGCCAATTGGGTTTCCTTTCGTTAAGTGATAATTGTTGCACGCGCCCAGTCAAGCGTTGGCGACACGCCCGACCAAGTGTAAGTGTTGGAAATGTCTCCCCACGGCAGGGCTTGCAGTGAATAGGCAGTGGGGGTCAAAAGTAACGAAATGGAAAGTTGATTGTAGGAAGCCTGAAACGACCAACCTTCGACAAAACCCTGAAAAATTGACCCCATGTTGTCAGGCAAATTGTTGATTGAAATTGCCTCACCCATAAAAATGTTCAATAAATTATCACGATCCGAATTGTCAATTTCAGGGTTTGTTAAGTCAAACGTGATTTGGCTAAAAATGGGCTGCGGTGTTGCGCGTAGTGATAAATAGAAATTTGCCTGTGCCAATGCGTCAGCCGAATTGTGCAGTGTTGTGCTGATGATTTGGGCAAGTGTGCCGTACAGCGCAATTGAATCGGGATCAGTTGCAGATTGCTCAGCACTGCTAGTTGCGCCGTATTTAATCGTTAGGCTATTTCGAACGTCGCCCACACGGGTTTCAATTCGCAAACCAGCTGCACGGGCTTGATTTCCGTCAAGGTCAACGTAACCGTTTGCCGTCAAGTATTGTGTGCGGTGGGTGCTGTCGGCGTATCCGATACGACCCTGTGCGTCCTCATAGATGTATCCCAGCCCTGAAGTTGCCAGTGCTGAAACCAGCGAATAAACGTCTGTTCGGTCTGATGATCTAGCCGCCAATTCATAGTTTCCTGGTGTATCTATTTCACCCAGCCCGTTGTTTTCGGCGTTTGCCCATGTTGTCGTTGCTGGCGTGTATGTTGCCCACGTGACCGCACCTGCGACTTCAGCCCAAGAATTATACAAAACCTGCGAAAGAATCGTCTCAATTTGGTTGCCGTCAAAATCTTTGGAAAGTACGCCGTTGGTCAATGCCTTGGGCAAACGTGCCAATGCGCCAAGTGCGGTGATCGAATAAGTTTGCGTGAACATAGTCGAACCAATGTCAAGGACTTCAAGACCAATGTCCACAACATTGCCACCAAAAATTGCCACAAAAGTTGCTGACGTGTCTTGAATGGAAACGCTGATTGTTGAATTTATCGAAACGGGAATTGTTGCCTGTGAAACGTCCAGCAGCTGAAGGTTGACGTAACCTGCCTGTGCCTGCTCATAAATGTTGGTGCGACCGCTGCGAATTGAAAGGTTTGCCAAAACCGCGTTTGTGTATTCAACGCCGTCTAGTTCAACCTTCCAGACTGGATTCCATTGGGTCATGCTGTGACCAGATTACCCGCGCCGCCTGTACCGCGATAAAACGAATTGTTTAGCGTGTCCACAATTGTGCGCGCGGTGCCTTCCTTGTCCAATGCACCGTTGACGGTCAGGTTGATTGTGGTGCCTGAAGTCATGCCCACGCGGTTTGGATCGAAAACGTCTTGTGCGCGAACACCGCCTGAAGTCATGCCAATGCGTTCAGCGTCAAAAACAGGAACAACAATTTTTGGCTTCACTGTTGCGTTACTACCCCCGCCACCTGTGCCGCCTGTGCCAATTGGTTTGAATTCATTGCCGCTAGTAGTCGTTCCACCGCCTGTGCCTGCTGTGCCACCGCCTGTTGTGAAAGTGCCACCACCAGGCATAGTGCCGCTGAAACCTGCCGCGCCTGTGATCGCAGGGGTTTCCATTTCGCCAATTCTAGGAATCAACGCAATGTCTTTGACCCCTGGGATTAAGTTGTAACCCTTGATGATTAGGTTGATTCCTGCAATGTACATGTTCAACAATGGCTTGATCGCTGACATTACTTTGCCAATGATGTTGATTGCCACGCTTGCGATCTTGCCAGCGTTTTCCAATGACTTACCAATGACCTGTCCAATGACGGGCGCAATGAACGCAATGACTTCAGCGAAAGATTGCAATTCCTCTTTGTTATTCATGATCGCTGTTTTGACACGATCGAAAACGCTTTTGATTCCTTCGAAGATTGGTTGCACCGTGTTTTTGATGACCACGCCAACCTCGCTGATTGTTTTGCCGAAACCGTCCGTGCCAGTCAAACTGAACGCGTTGGTAAATGCTTGGATCGCTGGCAGTGCGTTTTGATTTATGAATGACAAGAATTTGTCAAGGATTGGAAGCAGTGCAACGCCTAGCGTTTCTTTTGCTTCGTCAAATGCCCTTTGCACACGGGCAATTTTGCCTGCATAGGTTTCAGCGTTGGCAGCAGCTGCCCCGCCAAATAAATCTGAAAGTTTGGATTGCACCTGTTCAAATGACATTGTTTTCAGTTCGGCTGATGATAACCCAATGCCCAATTTGCCCAATGCTGTTGTGTTGCCGTCGTAGGCTTTTGCAAGGCTGTTTGCGACGGCTTCGACGGGCTTGCCTGTTGCGGCAGCAATGTCAAGGGCGATTGCCAGTAATTCTTGTGCTTCACTAGTTGATTGCGTACTTCTCACCAAGCGCGCTAAGGCAGGGCGCAGTTCGTCGTCTGCCACACCCGTTGCCAATGACATTTGAAGGATTGAATCCTCAGTCGCTGCGATCTGTGCTTTTGTTGCACCCGTTGCATTTTCCAACGCCAACGCCAATTGTGTCTGTGCCTTTTCGTCAGCAACGGCAGCCTTGACCGCTTCAACACCTATTGCAATTGCAGCAGCCCCAGCAGCGGCAGCAGCGGCAGCAAACGCCGCGCCGATTTTTGCCCCAGCCTTGCCAACCTTGT